ATGGCATTAACAGAGAAAATGGAAAAATTTGCTCTTGCCATTGTTGACGGCAAGACAAATAAAGAAGCAGCAATTTCAGCAGGTTATGCGGAAAAAACTGCATCCGCCGCAGGTGCTAGGTTAGCAAAAGATCCTGAAATTATTGTCTATATTGAAATGTTAAAGGCCCAAAAAGAAGGGCGCTCTTTAACATCTAATTCACCAAAAGTTAAACCTAAAGATACACCCGAAAATAGTGGTGAAGATGAAAACCCTATTGAGGAATTTCAATTTGAAGGTGATGATCCTTTAGATTTTTTAATTAAGGTCATGAACTTCAATGGCAACAAGCTGCCACTTAGAATGCAAGCAGCAATTGCAGCATTGCCTTATAAACACGGGAAGGTTGCGGAAAAAGGCAAAAAAGAAACTAAACAAGACAAGGCAAAGGAAGCGACCAGAACAGGAAAATACGCCACATTGGACAATCAGTTGCCAAGCTAACTATTAAGAGGAACTTTGCATGCAAAGTCTAGAATACGAAACCGTAAGTGGTGAAACTATCACTATTCAAAATATCAAAGATGGCCCTTGCTGTCATGACTCTATTGAAAAGTTGCCAGCAACAGAAAGGTTGGTGAAGATTACTTATCAATGTCGCAAGTGCTTTTCCAGATTTTCCGAAGAAGATTATCAATTGATTGTTAATCAATAAAAGGTTTTGTATGGATCCGTAGGCGATACGGTGCGTTGGAGGAAGGAGGACCACAACTGCCAACGTAATAACCCGCTAGCAGTGGGCGAAACAGCGTAGTTAAAGCAGGGGTTCGCAACCTGTCATACAAATTTATTCCGCCTTCGGGCGGTTTTTTCATGGACCATTTAAATGACTGCAAAACTACCAGACTGGACTACAGCTTGCCCAGACCAACTGCAAATGCTTTAGACATTGCAAACATGGCTTTATAACCTGCTGACTGTTCACCAAGTAAACCGCCCATCAGGTCAGCCATTCCACCAAGTGTCTCGCTTGCAGACTGCAAACCTAAAGAGGCTTTCTCACGGTTATAAGTCTGGTCAATTAACAACATCCTTTGCGTATGTTGTTGCCAAAGTTGTTCGCGTTGCTCAGCAATAGATTGCATGTCAGCATTTGGATCTGTTGCCTGCTGATCTAAAACAGCAGATTGAGTGTCAAAGACTGCAAATGACTCTTTGTAACGATCACTTTGAGTCTGTTGAAGCCCCAACAATGAACCTGTTCCAGTCATATCCGCATAAGTTCTATTCCAGTTCTCTGCGGCCTGTGCAGCAGTTTCTGTGGCGCTTATGAGCTTTTGATTCTCTGTTGCGCGGTATTCCTCTAAGTCTTTTTGATAAGCTTTCGCTTGAAGATTTAGAAAAACTTCAGCAGCAGCTGGATCATTAGCATATGCCAACTTAATCTGCTTAATTGCTTCGGCATTGTCCAATGCAATTTTTTGTTCAGGCGTTGCGTATTTAGCAGTGATAGCAAGCTGCTGTTTTTGTCGCTCTTCCTGAATTTTTGTGGCTTCGTCATTTGCCTTCTGGACGATATCAAGCTCTGCATTTGCATCTTTTAATGCATCTGCTGTGCCTTTGTAGCCAAGCACAGAAACATGAATATGACCACCTGTTGCGCGTTTTGATGGATTTCTATATTCATCAAGAACCTTAACAACAAAACCATATCTTTTAGCCATCTGCTCAAGCTGAGAGACTGCTTCGCTAGACTTTTTTGCATCATCTAGCGTAAAGTCAAATGCATTACCAGTAGCGTGCTTGCTATTTGTACCTTTGTGGTAAAGGTCATTGAATGCGGTAAATCTATTCAGGCCCTTGCCTAATGCGGATTGGGTTAGTTGAGCAAAATTTGCTGTGTATGCTCTAACCTGACCACCAGCAATAGATTCAGATCCTTTAATACGCAAACCACTTAAAGCAGATGCCCCTACCATTTTATTTAGCTCTTGTTGAGCTTTTGCGGCTTTTGCGGCCGCTTTCGCCTGCTCCTCCTTGGCTTTAGCATTTTCTTTGGCGGTTTCTGTATCCGTAATCGTGCTTTTTGAGTTTGCCAAATTAGCTTGATTGACTTTTAACTGAGCAGCAGACAACCCTGTTAAAGTCGGCATGGTTGCAGTTTTTACATTACTAACAAAACTCATCATGCTGTTAAGAGTTTTATCAATACCAGAAGCCGTATCAACCCAAATGGCCTTGCCTTCACTAAAACCTGTCTTAAGGACGTTAATTTGCTCCTTTATCGAAGTAGCAGCATCTAACCTTGCGGCGACATTACCCACATGATCAATTAGACTTGCAAAACCACTAATAGATTGAATAACCACCGAAATTGCACTTGCAACTCCAACAATAGCAATTCCTACTACTTTGGCAACCGTACCAACCGCACTTAAGACAGTGCCAAAACTTCCGCTCTTTACCGCGCCATCAACAAAATATTGGATCAAATTACTCAAGACAGGAGTCATCTGACTCGCTAGCTGGTTTTTGAATCCCTGAAATTGCGCGCCTAATGCTTGAGTTTGAGCATTTAAAAGAAGTGATTTATCGATACTCTCTTGCGTGCGAACAACGCCAGCCTCACGCAACTGATCGCCATACTCTTTAATTAATTCAGAGTTGTTTGCAAATAATGGAGCTAAATCACCCAGATCACTCGCTAATGACTCCAGCACAAAGCGTTTTTCAGCAGCAGTTGCTCCCATATCATCAAGTTTTGTTGTGATCTGCCCTAACGCGTCAACGGTATCCATTGTTGATAGCTTTTTGGCAAAATCATCAATTTCTTTGGCTGACATTTTTGTGTTATTTGCCAACATCTCAAAAAAATCTTTTGCGCCACCACCTTTTGTGGAGGTGTACTCACCCAACTTTTCTGAGGTATCAGCTAAAATGTCACTTAGTTTTTCTTGCTCCACACCAAAGGCGCTTGCAGCACCAGCTACGATCTGAAAGTTTTCAGCAGATGTTACCGCCCTGCGGGATAGTTGGTTAAGTTGAGCATCGGCTTTTGCCAGCTCAATTGCCATTTGTCCTAGTGCTCCAGCCGCTAAAACTGTACCACCAACTGCCATCCCTGCAAGTGCAGCGCCCGCCACCAAGACACCACCACGTAAAGCACCTAATTTACCTGTAATTCCATCAATTGCTGAGCCGAGTTGAGTTCCACCAATTGCATCTTGAATCTGATCTCCAAAGCTTTTAAAAGACTTCTTTATATTGTCAGAAGCTTCTTTTGCCTTTCTTTCTGCTTGACTCATTCCTTCAACAAATGAACCAACTTTTGCAACCAGATCAAGTGTTAAACGACCTAATGAACCAGCAGCCATTTACTTTTCTCCCGGCAATAAAAAACCCCGCTTAGCGGGGTACTTTTTACGAATTAATTATTTATCAACATATTGCTTAATACAAAGTCTATATGACGCAATATATTGATTTAAAAACTGGATCTTAATATCTTTTTCATTAGAATATAGAGGCAAAGTATAAGTATGCTTAAGCATACCAATTAAGTTTTCTCTATACGCCTTATCATCAATCTCATTGAGTAACTCCAATTGCTCGTCTTGAGTCTCATGATCATACCTATTTACAAGTAATTTTGTGACAGTATCGGCGTACCCACTACATCTTTCATCAACCGATCTTTCCTGAGCAAATACCAAGCTTGGAAAAACCACTAAAAAGGCGAATATATATATTTTCATAGCTTCTGCATTTATAGATAACACAGTGCCAATCTAGCAAATGAATATATTAATGTCATTTTTGAACAAGCTGGTTCCGTAAAACCAACTTATTCGTCTGCTAATTGTTCCAGATAGTCGGCCAAACTAAGCTCTTGTTTGTATTCATGAGGCATGAAATTGAGTGCATCTATTTGCTCAGGATTTTTTGAGTGACTCCTGATATAAACTGCTGCCAAATTACCAATTGCTTGCTCAATACGGCGACCAAGAAAAAGAGAGCCTCGTCTCATACGGTAGGCCCTCCAAATACTAAGCTCTTTTAAGCTTATTTTTTGCTTGGCTTCTTCGATGGTGGTTCCGATTCCGAGGGCAAGCTCACACCAGAATTCGTATTCGTCAAGTTCTTCTTCCGTGACTTTCCCATAAAGTTATTCACTTCATCGGCCACAGCATAAAGCGACTCAATAAAAGGGATTTCAGAATCAAGTACGTCTTGAACAGAGCTAAAGAACGGTGTGCCTTTTGCATCTTCACAAACTGATCCAAGCAAATGACCTGCTTGCATACGCTTAACACTTACCGACTTAAGTTTCGAATCAGCAATATTGTCTTCATTAATTTCCCAGTCATACGCTTTAGAAATTTCATGAAGATCATTAAAGGCTAGCTTTTTAATAAAAACTTGCCCTTCCACTTCTACTTTTTCACCAAGAGTCAGTTCGCGTTTAAGTTGAGAGGTAAGAAAATCAATATTATCTTCTGTTACTTCCACAACCCATTTGACTGTTCTTTCAACTGGCGCACCAATTTTAGTGACCTTTTTAAATGCTTTAATATTTACTTTAGTCATTATGGTGTCACCGTGCGTTTAGTTCGAGTTACTTTTGAAGTACGCACTAGTGTGTATGAATAACCTAGCGCTGCATCAACTTCAACATCATTTGGCGCTGCATCATTTAAATAACCCTTAAAAGACCACCACATGCGGTCCTCTGGTAAATCAATACCAGTGGTTGCATCATATGTTGGTGGAGTTTTTGAATGACTAGAGCCAACATACCAATCAAGCTTTTCACCACTTTCTGCAATCTCAGCTAATTTGTCATGACTTGTGTTTGTGTCATCATAGTCAATATCAAAAGCACCTTCGCCCGGATCACGCATCCCGCGAATATATTCTTTAGTTTCAGCATCAAGGCAAGTCACATCAATCTTACCAAACGTGTCTTGACCAAATCCGATTTTCTTCACACAGACGAAACGGACAACCTGACCGTCGATCACAGTGAATACCTGTGTACCTTGCGTTTTTACATTAGCCATTAAGAGCGCTCCTTTTAGGCATAAAAAAAGCACCCGATTGGGTGCTAAGTGAAAATATGGTTTAAGTTTTATTAGCGGTTTACGATCCAGCTAACATCAAAAGAATAGTGGGGCATTCCTGTTACCGGGTCCTTATCTGCCTCGCCATAACGAACCACATAACAATCAAGCTTGCCATGTGGAGTATTTAAGCAACTTTTAGACTATGCCCGTGATGTGCGCGATGGAATAAAAGAAGATAAAAGCTTTTTGCCTCTTATTTACGAGTTTCCAAAATACTTGGTTGAAGCGGGCGAACACTTAAAACCTGAGAACTTCTATATCACAAACCCCAATTTGGGCGCATCGGTTGACCTTGAATATCTAATTTCAGAGTTTAAAAAGGTTCAAGACGCTGGTGAAGAATCACTTCGAGATTTCTTGGCCAAACACTTAAACATTGAAATCGGCATGAACCTTCGTGCTAACCGGTGGGCGGGTGCAGAGTATTGGAATGCTCAAGCTAAAGATATCCAAATCGACCAACTAATTGAGCTATCTGATGTCATTACTTTAGGTATCGACGGTGGCGGACTTGATGACTTACTTGGCTTTGCTGCTTTAGGTCGTTTATCAGAAGATCCGCGAATCTGGTGGTTATGGAATCATGCATGGGCAAATAAGATTGCTTTAGAACGTCGCAAAGAAAACGTTCCCAAATATGAAGACTTCAAGTCTGAGGGTTCTCTTACCGTTGTTGATCGTGTAGGCGAGGACATTGACCAACTGGCAGCAATTGCCAAGAAGGTTTATGACAGTGGCAAGCTCAATAAGATCGGACTAGATCCATTGGGCTTAGGTGGCCTTTTAGATGGCTTGCTTGAGGCAGGCATTCCAGAGGAAAGCATGTTTGCTGTGCCACAGGGATGCAAGCTCATGTCTTACATCCTCACCACTGAGCGCAAGCTAGCAGAAGGAAATCTCTTCCATGCTGGACAACAGCTAATGTTGTAATTACAATAACTTCAAGCCCTTTAGCATATGTACACGGCAGGTCATATTTGCCGATAACATATGCTCTATAATTCAATATAGGGGGTATTCGAACCGAGTCTTTTAAAACAAGATCAACCAAGTCTGGGATTTCAGATCCTACATCACCGATAGCTGCCGTAATTTTTTGATCCAAGTTCTCCTCTTCATTACTCCGTGTAATATTGAGAGGAGCAAAAGAATAGGTAAAAGTCTGCCCATCCTCATGTGTTAGATCCATCGGATCACTACTATTCACAATATATCGAAGTACACGATGCCAATTGGGGTGTGATACTTCGATACATTCAAGCAAGCCGACTGGCCCGGATGACTGGTCTAAAACTGCTAGCATTTCATCAGTAATAATCATCACTAAACTCCTGTAGCGTTCGGGAACCATTCATTTGGTACTTTTTCAATTGTGCCTATAACTGCCGGGCCTCCATTTTGCCAAGCCTCAATAATGTCCCTGTCATTTTCATGATCACGGTGAATAGGCTTGATTCTTAGCTGAAAACTGAGTTGAAGGATTTTTCCATCTCGCTCTACTTCTTTTGGATGCGAATCTGCAACAAACCTGCACTCGCATTCCTCTAGCCTTGCATTGTCTAATGCTAGCCTCCAAAGCCAGTTACTAGGTTTGTACTGCTTGTCACGCCAAAAAGCCCAGAACATCACGTAAAGCATCACCAAACGCACCAATAAACTCTTGTTTGCGGTACTCTGGATAATCTTTTGCAGCTTGACCAATAGTTTTGATCGCTTCTGCACGCAACTTGGCACTTTCAAGTTCAGCTCGCGCCGTTTGAACCTGAATCATTTTTGACTGTTCTGCTTCTGCCAATAGTGCTTGACCATTCATGCCTTGCTTCCACACTTTATAGTGAGGCCATGCAAACATAATCAAAACAATGACAATTAAAATGGCAAGAAAGCAAAGTGCGGCTAATACCACATCAGCTTGGCCTTTCTGGTTGGTTTTCATTTCTCGCTTCCTTTTTCTAGGCACAAAAAAAGAGCCTTTCGGCTCCGATTAAACTAAAAACCACCCGAGGGTGGCTTAATTCTTTCTAGTAAATTGGTTTACCATTTTCTCTATTAATTCTTGTGTGAGATTTTCAGGGTACGAAATCCTAACCTCATATCCAACAATAGTTATGATGCCATAAGGCCCATTTGTTCCAGCTATTGGGTCATATGAACCATCATCCATTAATACTTTGATGAAAGAAAAATTCTCACCGTCATATACAGCCTCATAATCAACATGCTTAACCATTGTAAATCCTTACACCAATTACGTTGGTTAAATCATATCAAAATAAATCTTGTTCTGACTCAAGCATTGCGTTGGTTCGCTTAAGCCATTTATTAAATAGCTCCTCGCTTTCCTGTCTGCTCCCTAGTTGGTAGGTATCAAATAAATGATGGCAGGAAAAACACATAGAAACAGTTTTAGAGTCGCAAGCCTTAATGGATCTGCCCTTACCGTCTTTACTAGAATTAGAATGCGCGGCTTGGCTTGGTGCTGGTGCACCACATCTCATGCATGGCAGCTTGCGTACTTCGGCTAATCGTTTGGAGTCACGCATTCAACATGGACCGTAAATTATTAATCTTGTTTTTCAATCGCATTATGATGCGGTCTATAACAAGCATTTCTTCGAGACTCAATCCAGTACGAGATAAGTTCTGGTAACGGCTTAACTCTTCCGAATATTTATCAAGATTCTTTTTGGCTTCGTTTGTATCCATGTTCACCCCAATCCATTTGACTTAGACGAAGTGAGCTACTCCTTAGCTTTGATATCCACTTTGGCAAGAGGCTATATCTATGCAGCACACTTCTCTAAATTAAATGGCACGCCATGCAGGACTCGAACCCGCATCAATCACACTAGAATTATGATGTCTTATCCAATTAGACGAATGGCGTAAAAAATAAAAGCCCCGCAAATGCAGGGCTGTAAATAAATTCAGTTTAATTTTCAACTTTGCAGATGAGCATCTAATGCTTTTTCAAGACTTGGGATTTCTGTGCCATCTACTCTGCCATGGTAGCCTTTTAAATAAATTAAATATCTCGTGTCATCTCTATCTAAATGATGATAGTAAATAGAATCTACATTAACCTTACCTGATGCAACATCAACACCATCGTCATTGATAGTATTTGGATAAAATGGCGTAAATCCATCCTCATTAAATTGCAATTCAAATGAACCATCATTAAGTCTAATTGTTTCTAAACGAACTAGTTTCATACCACACCATTAATAAAGTAATTTGATTAATAATGCGGCATGTTAATTGGAAATGCAACGACTTGATTTAATATAAGTCATTGTATTCTCAATAGTAAATTAAATTACTTTAATCTTTCCACACTTTCTGCATTCTTTCTGATTGAACATGTCGGATTCACACTCCCAAACATGAAAACAGAATACCTGCCTGATGATTCGGAGCATGTGAACCTCCAAAAAAATAGCCCTACGTTTAAGCATCGACTAGAAATCCAGTCCAGCACATCGGAATCCAATGTTCTAAGCTCGTAGGGCATAAAAGCAAAAAGCCCACCGTTTGGCGAGCTTCTTTAAGATCAGTGACACTTGCTTATACTTCGTACCACTTATCACGAATTTAAAGAACTATTGGCGCCAAGTCAAGGGTTTTCTTTGGTTTTCTTACTTTGGCTTGTTTTTCGGTTAATTTACTCCGCAATGTATTACGTTGCCCAACAATATAGGCAATACCACACTTTAAATCTTGTCTCACGGCGTTACGTGAGCATTTGCTAATGTCAGCAATAGTTTCCTCACTCAACCCATGCACGTAATACAACACTACAAAATCTAGCCATTCTTGTAATGTTGGGTTTGGGTTCATTCGTAAATCACGCAATAATCCACTTACAGCTCTCGCCTCATCAGTAGAGATTTTGCACTGTGGCAATGAGCGCTTTCTTGCATCACGCTTTACGCCTTCTACAGAATCAATCAAGTAAGTTAAGGTGTTACGTGTACCCAAATAAGTTTCAGCATTATCTTCATTAATCCATGCCCCAAATTGCTCTAACCAATTCTCAATTGTGTACTTCTTCCAATTACAAGCTTGTAATACATGCGGTTTATTATTCATCATTCCACCTTACCTTTTGCTTCACTTTCTTTCTTGAATTGATCTAATAATTTATTTCTACCCAACTTCACATACAGGCAAGCTGCCGCTCGTGTTTCTGGTGTTCTTACACCATGGTTATATGCACAACGCAGGGCCATCATCTCTTTGTAGGTCCATTTTTCATTCATGCCTCACCACCCTTGAGCGCTTGCTCTAACTTCTTGCCAATCTCAAACATTGACCAGCTCTTTTGAAGGTCTGATGCAATAGACATAGCTTTTGCAATGATTAGTCCTTGTTGATCCACCCGCTTTTGCAGCTCTGCTTTCTCATCTCTTAAACCAAGCAGTTTTTCAGCTTGTGTTTCAATCACTTCGTTTTGATAAACGAGCTTTTGACCTTGCTCTTTTATGTTGTCGTTAAGCATCTGATTTCTGCGTTGCAGCTCCTCCACTTTCGCTTGCATTGACTGCTGACCAGCTTCATATGCCTCCTCTATGCCAACTGAATATGGAATTTTTCCGTTACTAGAACACCACTCAATAAATGTCATTGGTTTATCCATCTCAAACATCCTTTGATTTACACAGTGGGCTGATGTGGTTTTCTATGGGGAAGTCGTCGCCCATATCATTGTCAATGCGGTGGCCTGCTGCTATTTCTTCTGGGGTGGCGTGGCGAATATCTGCATAAGGAGGGAATTCACTAAAACACTTAGCTCCTGCTTCATCCCAGCATTCACGAACAACAATTGAGTCGTCCAAAACAGCTTTGACATAAAACAATCTTTGATGCGGCAAGCTGTGATATACGATCTTTTCACCAACTTTGTATTCTTTAAACTCACTCATGGCTGGCTCCTTTTTCTGCATCACACGTTTCACATTTATCTATATGCCCCCACCCATCATCTCGAATGAAGCCAAACCCCTTACAAGCCTTACATTTGACTTTCTTTTTCTCACCCACCAAGAAATATCGATCTTTCTGGTTGTAGGTAATATCAATAGAACCTGAGTAATAGCGCCTTAACGCCCCATCAATATGAAATTCGTGTGGACCTACACAAAACATCCACCCCGAATCCCCGCCGCACTTTGTAAACCATGTGAAATATGCTTCTCTCCATTTCACATAACGGTCAGACAGATGAGGAGTCAACAATTCAATTAAACGTGCTCTAAGCATCTCCATGCTTGCTGACATATCTCCATAGTGATATTCAAGATCGTAGCTATACTCGCCTGTGTTATATCTAGTTGGCATGAGATTCACCGCCTCCATATATTGATTCGTAATCAACAATTGCTCTTTCTAATGCTTGCTTCACTTCAGGTGCGGTGTAAGGTGAATTTGCATATATCTTGGCTCTTTCAACTGTGTAGTGCTCAATCACCAAAGCAACTGACTCCATAAGACGCTTGAGGTCATCCATGTTCACAAGCTCAATTCTCGGATTAAAACGATCTGAATACTTTTTTGCTTTGGTGCAGTAACACAATGTTGAGTAGTAGCACTCCATATATTTACTTGGGATGCCTTCAACAACCTCTCGCGCCTTATCCAATCCTTGCTCACGAATAAACTGTTCTGGTTTCATTGGCTGCGCTCCCACTTGTCATAACAATAAAAATTTAGAAACAGGATTAGTAAAATTACGATTAAATACCCCCACCAAAATTGCTTACGCCCACACAAATCAAGAAGGGTCAATGTGCAAATGAAGTAAAAAGTGCTGTCCATGAAGGCCAATGGAAAACGAAAGGTTGTTCGTTTGTTTTTGGGTTGATGAGTCTTGGCAACCAAAGCTGCTATAACCAAACCCAGAAAAGTTGAAATACAAATAAGAACCATGATTGATAAGAACGTTTTCATATGAAGCTTCCTGAATTATCTTTACTTTCAAGAGCTGCCAATTGATCACTATGCACATTTGAGAAGCGGCTATAGTCCAGCTCAGAACAAAGAAAGGTTTTGCCTACTGAGCCGTCACGCACTTTTGCGGCGTTCACTTCAAGCAAACCGGGTGTTTTTGACTTCTCGCCGTTGTAATACTCATCCCGGTAAAGGAATAAAATTACGTCAGCATCTTGCTCAATTGCTCCAGATCCGCGAAGGTCTGACATAATTGGTCGCTTATCTGATCGGTTTTCCAATTGACGACTTAATTGCGATAAAGCAAACACTGGGCAATTAAATTCCATTGCCACGCGCTTCAATGAATCTGAGATATAAGTCAAACGGTCATTTTCAGACGCACTTGCTGGCAAATGCGGTGTAATAATTTTTTGTAAGTAATCAACAAAAATGGCACCCAGCGAACCCTCTTCCGATCTCACTTTGCGCGCATGCTTTCTGATATCAGAAATTGTGACGGCGCCATCCATGATCATGAGAGGCGAATTTTGAATAACTTTTGCAGCCTCAGTAAAACAAGTCCAATCTTCGCCATCCAACTCAGCATTTTTGATTTTTGAAAGTTTAAGATCCCCTACGCTTGAGATGATCCGCTTGGTGATTGCATCTCTTTTCATTTCGATGGATTCAATCAAAACCGGCTTACGTAAATTAGTTGCAATATTGGTTGCCAAGTTCAAAGCAAAGGCCGTTTTACCCATACTTGGACGAGCTGCAATAACAACTAAATCGCCGTTATTAATTTCCCCAATTCGATGATCAAGAGCTACAAAACCAGTATTAACCCCACGAACTCTGTATTGACCGCTCATCCTTTCAGTTTGGATGCTGTTGATCTCTTCCATTATTGAAATTACAGAATGAGAAAGGTGCTCTACATCACCCTTGTTAGACACGGAATTAATATTGCTTAAGAGGGTATTTGCCTTTTCCAAAACATCATCGGCAGATCCATAACCCACATCATTTGCATAAATCTGAGTTTTTTTGCCAACATCTCGAAGCTGCCGTCTAAGGTGCAATTCCTCCAGCATCTTGATGTATGACTTAAAGTTGATTGCTTTGCCTACGACATTCCCTAATAGCTCAATGATGTATTGTTCATTGATACCTTTTGACTCTGCCCCAAGCGACTTAATTGCTCTCAAAACTGTAAGTTCATCAATAATTTCACCACGCTCATAAAGTGAGCGCATAGCTTTAAAAATCACTTGATGAGTATGAATAGTGAATAAATGCTCATGCATTTGTGCCACATAATCAGCAGCCTCACTAATCGTCAGAATTGAAACCAGAACAGAGGATTCAATGCTTGGATCTGACAATGGGTCCTTTTCAATACCAGTTACATTCAAATCATTAGTCATTCTGTACCACCCTCAGCATAGGCTTTGCCATATTGGACACGCACTGGCGTTGGTCTGAAAACTTGCTGTTCCTGTGGTTGCTCAGAAGACTGGTGCGCTACGTTTGGCTCTTGCCCAGACATACCAATGAACCGATCAAGTTTTGTTGCTTCACGGCAAATTAACTCAATGTCAGTAAAGTTGTTTTGAAGGTGGTATTCAGACTTGGAGCAATTAGTAATTGCCAATTTAATGTCTTGAACTGTGTAACCCTCCTTGAGTCTGGCTTGAATCTTAGTTTTACGTTTATTGTCCAAAACAGTACGGCTGTTTTTGTTAAACGTTGTTTTCCAGAATTCAAAGATCTCTTGGATTTCTTCTTTGAAACTCTCTTTTGGTTTTTCAGCGGGTACAGGTTCGCCGTTAGGCGGACATATATTTATATTATTTCCCTTATGTTCTATTACTTCTCCCTTAAGAGCAGAATTCGAAGGAATTCCGCTAGATTGATTTTGGCTTTCTTTTGGAGTTCCGTTGGAATTCCGATGGAATTCTTGTGGAACACTTGTGGAAGACTCAACCCAATCTTTTGGACATCCAGCAGCTATCCATTGTTCACTTGTTGGAATATCTATGGATTTCTTGCCTTCTGACTCAAGCTTTTTGTTGTATTTCCGCATTCTGTCCGCAAATTTTGCGTAGTGATGGCCCTGTTTTGATGCCCAGCTTTCCTGTGCTTTCTCGCAGATTGTTGGGTGATAGATGCGGCCATCATTGCACTCTTTCCAGCCATGCAATGCCTCAGCTTTAACCTTTACCCATTCCCCAATGAAGCGACCAAAACCCGCAAGATTTGCAAGAATACGATCATCATTTGGAAGTGATCCAGCAGGCACTTGATGCCATGAAGCACACCAAAGCAAAACACCTGCCTTAAATGCTTCCCCATCTGTAATAGCTGTGAAATCGCTGTCTCTGAAACGCACCACATCAAGTGGCATGTATGCAAAGTCGCGTAAATCCACATCACTATCAATTAATGGATCAGGCAAAATTACCCCGCCATCAATAGAATTATTATCGTGCATTACAACTTATCCTTTGCTCTTAGACGGTTAATTACAGCGCTCTCAAATCGATTCAAAAGTGCATAAAGGTGAGAATGTTTTTGCAGGTCCGCTATAACCTCCCCAATTGGATGGGAAGTTTTGTTGAAATCTTTTTGAACGCCCAAAGCCTTTTCAGGTTCTTTGCGAGATTCCTTGTACTCAGCTATTGAGTCTGCATATGCGTCATGATCAATTTGCCATTGAGTAAGGACTTGATCCTCCTCATCATATGGGCTTGCACAGTCTGAATTTTGTGCTAAGATTTGTTCATTCATTTTGGTTTGCTCCAAAACACAAAACCGCCTCTGCTGTAACAGATGGCGGTTTTTTTAATTTAACGATTGACTCGATTTGCTAAGTAAATCCGCCTTTAAAATCCCTTTTGATTCAATTTCTAAAAAGGCCTGTGTTCTTAGCGGAATTCCTTCTTTTTCCCACTTCCATAAGGTAATTCTAGAAACCAACATCTTTCTTGATAGCTCCTGTTTTGAGCTACAATCGTGGTAGTCCAATAAGTCTTGAAGGTTCATAGGTTAACTTAAATTATCCATAAAGTTAACTTAAGTTATCATGCTGGGATTTTATTTTCAATATAGTGTGTTAATATAAGTTAACCAATTCACTGCGAATATTGTTATGGAATTACATGAAAGAATTGTCCAGAAAATGAAAGAAAAAAAGTTACGACAAGTAGACCTAGCCTTGGCAACGGGAAAGTCAAAAGTAGCAGTATTAAAATGGATAAATGGAGAAAATGTACCTAAGACCGAATCGCTTAAGAAATTAGCAGAATTATTTGGTGTTTCAGATAGTTGGTTAATGCATGGTACTGAAGAAAAACTGGACAATAATGTTGTTTTAAGTGAAAAGATGCCATCAGATGGTCGTCCTGTTCCAGTGATATCGTGGGTTGCAGCAGGTTCTTTTAGTCCCATTGAAACTGTTTTAAAAGATACTGAAATTGAGGAATACCTTCCCCCAAATCGTAGATGTGGAAAAAATGGATATGCATTAAAAGTTGTTGGATACTCAATGGCGCCAACTTTCTTACCCGGTGACAGAATTTATGTAAACCCAGACATACAAACATTTGATTTAAAAACGGATGATCTTGTAATTGTTGCATGTGCTGGCGACTCAGAAGCAACCTTCAAGAAATTAATAATTGAGGGAGAAGGCTCAAGTAAGTTTCTTGAACCATTAAACCCTGATTGGCCTGATAAAATTATAAAACTATCAGAAGATTGCAGACTTGTTGGGAAAGTAGTAGGACTTTATAGGGATATTTACTAGCAAATTCACGCCAATAATAAGAAATTTTTATAAAATTTGCCCACTTTTGTGGGTTTTTTATTATCAAAAAAATTAACTAAAATAAATCAAAAATAATTATTGACGCATTTAGTTAATTTAAGTTAACCTAATTTCACAAACACAAAAAGCCCCACACTGTGGAGCTAATTTTAAACCTAGATGCTTTCTCTGTCCTCTACCAAAATTTCAGAGCAGCATCGCTATAACTGGTGCTTTATTATGAACCAAATCACAGATATTAGTCAACAGGACTGCATTAGCCCATACCTTCGCTCATCAAACAAAAACAAGACTCCTGAAAAGATGCTTGCCCAAATTAATGCATGGTTGCTTGATGAGGACTTTTGTCATTATTTTTCAATTCAAATACAAGGCCAAGAGGTTTATCCATTCGGCGTGATAAATCGTCCGTTCTTTCATCTTGATCAAGCAGAAAGAAAGCTAGAAAGCTTAAAAAGCGCAAACCCTAAAATTTGTTACTACATGAGTTATGGTGCTTTTGATAAATCAATCTTAGATTTTGAAAATGAAAATGCCCCTATGTGGGAGCGTGCTTGGCTTAATCAACATGAATTCCGTTTGATCAAATTGAATGTTGAAAAAATGGCTGAAGAAGATTTAGTTAAGCTAATTCCAAACTATAAAGATGTTCTAACTTGGCAAGCAGAACAAAACACAAGTCAAAGCTGTCATTACTACTTTTCTCAATCTTTTGATGATTCAGAAAATGAGATTACCACATCATCACCATTCTATTTCAACCTAAAAGATGCATTGATAGCTAAGTTGTATTTTGAAAAAACAATGCCTAAACGCCGCTTCAAAATTCATTCTGGAGTTATGTCTACACAAGGATTAATGAAGCTTGATGGTGGAACAAGTGAACACTCTCAAGGCTTAGTTGATGCTCACAAAGAGCGCTTAGCTTCACTTAAAAAATAA